CGCGAGGAGGACGGGCGGCGCGAACGTTGCGATAATGCCGGCCTTCCTTCCGCTTGCCGCGATGCGGTAGATCCTTGTTCGTAACCCGCAAGAAAACGCCCTTGTCAATATAGCTATACAGGGTTCGCAGACAAATAGTGGTCTCGAAGGTTATGTTTTTTGCTTCTATCTCCCCCAGAACAGCAGCGGGCGAGTAATGTTCGTTCACTATTTTATCCTCAATGTAGGTGGCGAAATGTATATCGTGCCCGATTTTCAACTCCGGCCCCTTTGCGGTCAAATTGGCGTTGTAGGCCGCCTGCGCTATGTCTGGGCTATACCGTTCTTCCGTGGTAAGATCTGTGTTCATGTGAGTATAGGTGCCGCGCTTCAGCTCGCGGTATATGGTAGAATAATGGACGTGTAATGCGTCGGCTATTTCTGTTACCTTGATTCCGTCTTTGCGCATCTTTTCTATGCGCAGCCTGTCCGTCCAGGATAAGTGCGAATAATACTTTCTCATGCCGTTGCCCTCCTTTCTTTGTGATGGGGATATTATCAAAAATTCTCATTTTTAGCAATAGGGCAAAAATAAAAGCCCCCGGTCGGGGGCTCTGTACTAATCGGCTACTCGGCCTTGCCCTTGCTGTAAGATGCCGCAGCTATGCCGAGGACGGCGCCGAGGAAGGTATCCACGGCGGTAATGGTGCCCACCACCTGCTCAGGATAAGGCAGATCCCATATCCCGGCGAGCGAGAAATACAGCGTTCCCAGTGCGGGAAGCCATATAAGGGCGATGGTTTTTAGGACGTCGTAGGTTTTGTTTGTAAGTTCCAACTTCATTTTTCTCTCTCCTTTTCAATCTTTATTCTCAAGGCTATCGAGCCTTTTGTGAGCGCTTTTAGCACTTTCTTCGACCCTTGTAACGCGACGGTCTATGTCTTCGATTTTAGCCGCCTGCATTTTCATGTCGAATTTTATGTCGTCTACACCGCGCTTTATGTAGTCCACATCGCTTTTAAGTGCGGTATCAATGGCAGCATCATGAGCTGCCGCCTCCGCGCAGTCTTTTTTGTCGGCCTTTATACGCGCAGCCCACCCCAACACCATCCCACTCAGGCCGGTCACTATCGCCCACAACCACTCTTTATTCACTGGCTTTCCCTCCTATTACGCATTTTCGTAGAGGCAGCGGAGCCGCCCGAACTTGTTCCAGTAGCCGGTGCCGGACTTATATATGCCGCGAATAACCACTCCGTCGTCCCGCCCTTTTGCCTCGATGACCTTCCCGTCGCCGACATACACTCCGACATGATAATTGTCGCCGCCGGAACGCTGCCTGAACAACAGATCGCCGGGAATGAGGCGTTCGCGGGTAATCTCCTCGCACATATCCCACAGGTGATTGCAGTTGCGCTTTTTGTCCACCATGCCCATCTTGTACAGACCGCGAGAGATTGCGCCGGAGCAATCATAGCCGTGCATGTTGGTCAGTCCCCATTTGGCCTTTTTCTCGAAAAGGGCAACCGTGCGCTTGGCGTTGGCGGAAGAGGTATCCATCTTCAGAGCGACGGCGTTCACATTCTCGGCGTTAAGCTCCTGCCCGAAGCCGCCCCAAAGATAGATCTCTTCCAGCAGGGAATACATGAAGGTGACGAGATCCTTGGCGTGCTTTGACGGCTGCACTATGATCAGCGGAGGAGCGTCCAAAACGGCGAGAGTTTTATCGCCTACTATACCGTCTACTGTGAGGCCATATAGGGCTTGCACAGCTTTGACGGCATTGCAGCTCGCCGGTCCGTATATACCGTCAGTTGCAACCCTGTACCCGTGTGCCACAAGCCGCTCCTGGACGTGTCGCACATCAGCGCCTCTGGTATAAGGCTTAGTCAATTCAATCCGCATTGTCAATTACCTCCCATGTCTTGGGGCCTACTATACCGTCAGCGGTCAGGCCGTTTGCCTTCTGCATGGCTTTTACCGCCCGTTTGGTTCGGCTGCCGAAAACGCCGTCGGCGGTTCCGCAGTTATACCCTTTGCTATTCAGCCATGACTGAAGCTCTGATACGTCGGCGTAATTGCCGTCGTCCCTCATTCCCTTTCGCAGAGTGCGACGAATCTCCGCATCGTGGGTCTGTTGCTCTATGGGCTTGATGATAAGCACGTCATTGCAGCGGAGTACGTCCGCCCACGATATATAGCATTCGCCGCGTTTGCCCCATGAGCTGCCCCATGAGTTCTGCACACAGGCGTATTCCGTGCCGTTGACGAGCTCCCAGCCGAACACCCTCATTTCGTGGTATCCCATTACGGGCGAGATGCAAGGCCATACTCCGTGGCGGTCGGGTTTCCATTGGCTTATGGCAAAGCAGGCCGCGGCATACATTCCGCTGTGCAGCGCCGCTTTTATCTGTTCTGCGGTATACGCTCGCGCATAGGTAGCGCCCTTATAAGGAGCTGCCTTCTGTTCGAGGACAGTGCGGTTTGCCCGGTAGTAGTAAATGACGTCCATCACCTCTTTTTCGCCAGGGTCATACCGCGCTGGAGCCATACCGTAGGTATTCAGAAACTTCACCGCCTCCGCTGGTATCATGCCTTCGTAGGTATGGCTTCTCCCGCCGCCGTAAAGGAAATTGGTACCGAACTCTGTGCCGTATGCCTCGCGCATGATATTGCGTAAGGTCTGCGCGACGCAGGTGCTTTCCTGCTGGTGGTAGTTGCTGCCTATGTGCTGCTTGTACTCGCGGGGCAGCGCACAAGGCATCACCCTTACGGAAAAGTCTCTATTATCTGTTGGGGAAGGAGACGCGCCCAGCTTATACATCTTTTTTATTCCGTATGTCCAGTACAAGAACGTAAGCTCCACCTACCAAGGAGGCTAAAGCGACAGCGTATACTATATCGCTGCGGTCGCCTGTTTTTGGTAGCTGAAGGGTGCCATGCGCCTGCGGTACCACCTGCGGCGCCTGCACTCCGGCGGTGAAGCGAAACGTGGCGCATACGGTCTTATCCTGCTGCTGTGCTAAGTAAAGCTGTTCTGCCGTCTGAGCCTTATCGTAGGAATAATCCTTAAAGCATACCGTGACGGAAGCGGGCTGCTGTCCGACCATACCGGCAATGTAATAGGTGCCGGTACGCATTTCCACGGTATCCTGATATAGCGCCGCGCCGGGATGGTCTATTTTCTTTTCCATGTTAGCAGTATCCGCAAAGCGCGGGATATCCACATCGACGCGAAGGCAGAAGTTTTCGCCTTCGTTGTACTCTTTGGCGGCTATGACGCGGCCCGTCTGGTAGTCAAGGGGTGTGATAACGATTGATGGCTTGTCCATTGCGAGGGCTGCCTCGACGCAGAGGAGCAGGACAACAGCGGTCAGTACTGCGATGATTCTTTTCATGATAGATCTCCTTTCTATTTTCGCACCGTATTGGTGCAGGTTTGATTTACTTTACAGCTAACTTGCAACTTCTTCCCATTTGGAACTACCGGTCTTTGGCTTGTGTACGCTGCTCTTAATATGCTGCTCGACACAGCGCCACGTTTTGCCGCCGTAGCTTACTATGCCGCCTGCGTAGATGATGGTGCCGTCCTCTATGCTTTCCCATGCTACCACCTCGTTTTCATCGTGAACCCAGTACACACCGAGATAATCAGCCGGGTTTTTATTGCGGTTATACCACAGGGCCACATAGCCACCCTCCACAGTGTCACCGGCAGCATAGCGTACATCCGCACTCCAGGGCGCATCCCTTGCCGGCGGGCTTATGAGGTTCTGCCTGGCGTCGGCAATCATCTGCTCGAGTTCGGTACGCACATCGGTGAGCTCCACAGTGCCTATAAATTCGACAAGCCGCACGCTGTCCAGAGCGTGAATCTCATCGTTTGCGATAACCCCGTCCGCCTCGTTCTCGCTGCATAGGACGTACACGCCGTTGGTCTGTAACCTTACATACCTGGCATAATCCTCCATGCAGAGGACGGAGCCGTTTTTAATTACTTTGAACATTGCTCTACCTCCATCTTGAATAACTTGTTGAAGTAACCGTCCATTTTCGCCATAACTGTGCGGGTGTTGCAACGCATTGCGTGACCACGCCAGGACTGATAAGAGTTAACCGCCTCTGCCGCGGTCATGCGCCCCTCGTTTACCCATACTCTGAATATCCTCAGCTTGCGGCGCATACGGGTTATGGACTTATGGTTCAGAAGCCTTATTACTTTGCCTGTGTTGGACATGAAAAATCTGGTTTTCAGAAATGTCATGCCTTCCAGCCTGCTTATTTGTGTTTTCTTCTGGTTGGTACTCATCCCCAGCTCGTTACACTTGGCTTTTATCTCTTGCAGGCAATATCGCAGGTATTCCTTGTCCGAGTGAATCAGATAGCCGTCATCCATATACCGCGCATACAGCCTAATACCGAGCTGTTCTTTTATCATGTGGTCGAGGCTGTTGGGTAAGGCCAGAGCGGATATTTGCGATACCTGGCTGCCCAAACCAAGCCCATGGTCGCCGAATTGCCCTACAAAGTATTTCGCCCATGCCGTAACCCATGGAGGCAGCGATTTTTCATATTCCGCGAATACCGCCGTATGGCTGGCGTTATCAAAAAACTTTGAGAAGTCAAAGCTGAGTACATAGCAGGGGGTTGTCATTTTCGCGGCCTCGCGGAAATGGCGGTTGAGTCGGTCAAGGCTAAAGTCTATACCCTTATCCTTGAGAGATGCACCGTTGTCGTAGATGAAACGGGAGCTGAGCAGCGGGACCAGCGCATAGTCACAGAGGCAGCGCTGTATGACGCGCTCCGTTATATGGACGCTGCGTATATGCCTGGGCTTGCCGCGCTCGTAGATATCAAATTCGACGAATCCGCGGCTTTTGTACGTTCCGTTAAGCACGGCAGCCCTGGCTTTGTATACGTTGGCAAGGGCATTGGCCTTATACGCCTGTACGCTGCTTTTCCAGCCCACGCCGGAGCAGCACAGCTTATAGGATTTGTATAGGTGCTCGAAGCTGAATATTTCGTCCAGAGAACCGCAGGCGGCTATACGTTTTCTGCGTTGCGCTTCGCGGTACTGCTTGCGTCTCTGATAACGCGCCTCACGGCGCTCGTTACTTGTCATATTGGCCTCCCGTACAGCAGATTGTAGGGTGCGGTTGTAGCTGCATAGTTAGTAGCCATGAAAGCGGTTATCGCACATTAGCCGCCCATGCAAGAAGCGTCCGGCTCATAACATCGGGGGCCTGATTCCCCCATAGAGGGTAGGTCTTGCGCTCCTTCTGCTTGTGCGCTGATTTCACCCAAAGGGTTACTTTGTCCGGCTATGGCAGAATCCGAAGGCGACGCCGTAGGAGTTGCTGGCGTTGTTGTTGTTGGCCGCACCTGAATTGTTCACAGCACAGAAGTTGTTGCTGTTGCTGGAATTAGGCGAGCGAAGCCACCAGTTCGTCGCGGAACGCTTAACAGCGCAAAACCTAAACTTGAATCAAATTCTTAAATCGCCGTTTATCAGCGTCTTTTACGCCGGATATCAGCTTTGCTTCAGCTACGGCGAGACCAACAATATTCTCAACCCGTTTCCGCATATCTGGGTATTCCTGATATACGATGTCCAGCTCATCGAGAAGTGCTTGCAGCGCATTGTTTCCTTCCGTGAGGTGATCGCGCCGTAGCTGAAGCTCATGAGCATTGACCGGGAAGATACTGTTAGCGGCTTTCATGTGGTGATGGCACTCCGCTGCAAGATGGGCAAGCTCCGTGCCGCCGAAAAACGTGTATCGTTTTGGCAGCGCCATTGCGAGCTTTCGCGTCATTCGATTGATCTCGCTGGCTGTTTGCAAAAACTGTATACTGCTTTCCGTGCGCTTACTTTTCGGTACTGACATATTGTTACCTCGCTTCCCGCCCACAAGGGGCGGGGATTTTTAGAGTTCAGATTAAACGCAGAAGCCGAAGGCGACGCCGTAGGAGTAGCTGGCGTCGTTGTTGTAGGCCGCACCTGAATTGCTCACAGCACAGAAGGAGTTGCTGAAGCTGGAATGAGGCGAGCGAAGCCACCAGTACGTCGCGGAACCGTTGAGCTTTTTAATGCGGGTGTTGCTGGTGGTGAACCTGGCATACTGGGTTCCCTCGCCGTTGACCGAGTACTGCGTACTGCCGAAAATCTCCTTTTCTGCAAATAGGAATAAGGTGTCGCTGATGCTATTTATGACGTTGCTTGAGTTGCCAGCCGACGTTTTTTTAGTTACCTCTTTGATGACGCCGCGAAGATCGGATGGGAGCTGATTCCATATATCGCCACGCAGCGTTGCGCGAAGAGCGCAGCTTCCCCAGCCTCCGGCGTTGGTATTGGAGCTGTTCATCTGGTAGGCGGTATTGAGACAGTCCTTTAAGCCGAATGTCAGACCTGCCTTGCCGCTTCCGTCCGCTCTGTCGTCGTGCGAGAAGCCCACAATCTCCACGACGTATGTTGCGCTGCCTATGGTAACGTTCTTGGTGTCACCTATGTTGAAATAATCGGACATAAGGCCGTTTTCGCTGATATAGTCTATCTGCGCCCACGTGAAGTTGTTCAAGGGGGTTCCGGCAGGCGGTAGGCTGACGCCTATCTTTACCCAGGCGCCGGACACCCCGAGATAAGCCTCTACGTTGCTCCACTTACCATTGCTGCCGTACTGCTTTACCGCTTTGAAACCCACGCGGAATAAGGGGCTGTCCTCCGTAAAAGCGATAGCACCAACACCGCCTTCTGCCACGACAACCCACGCATCGCCGCTCGCGGGGCTGGAAGGCATATCAGTGTCAATGTATATCGTACCGGGGGTAGTAGAGGTGATGATATAAACCTGGTCATTAACCACTGTTGCCGGCAGAGATGAACCGCTCGCTGCGTCTATGGACGCACCGCTTGGTATAGCCGCTATTGCTGCGGCCATCTGCGCGGGGGTGTAGGTTTCCGTGCCGCCGTTCTTTGCGCGGATAGCCGCGGCGATATTTTCATAATGCTGTGTGTTTGTTTTAGCCCACTGTGCCATTGTCATTTACCTCCCTAATATGCTTGGCTGTCTGCACTCGGAAGAGCCGCTATTACCGCCGCCGCAAGGTCAACGGAGGCGGGGTTGCTTAATCCGCCGTTGTTGCTCCAGGAGAGCACACCGGCGGAAGATACGGAAGGAGTGAATACCGCTCCGGTTTCGCCGGTATCACCCTTTGAGCCCTTGGAGCCGTTCTTCACCTTGAAGGTGCTGGTGTTGCCGTTGGAAAGCGTGACTGTGACGATGTTTTCCCCGCCGTCAGCCGCCGAGGTAGTCGTTTGCTCTACACTCGTAACGCTCACGCC